ATGGCAGTCATTCAGATTATGTCAAGAGAGTTTCAAGAAAAGCAGGCCTCCATGTTTGCACTCATCGACAATGGAGAGCAGATAGTAATCAGACGCAGGAGAAAAGTCTCCTATATGCTGATCCCCATTTACGAAGAGGACTTTGTTCTTTCCCCAGAGCTTGAAGAGAGGCTCAAAGAAGGTCGCAGACAATACAGGGAAGGCAAGGTCACGACCTACACCACAAAGGAGGAACTTAATTAATTCTTGGAAACACTGTGAGCCTATATAAGATTGAATTTACCCAAATAGCGATAGTTCACAATGCTAATTATCTAAAAAAAACAGATTAATTTATTTGATATTCAAATAAATTAGTATATTTGCATATGAATAGCGTATGGAGATGTACGCCACGTTGTGACCCGTTTCATTATAGCACAACAGGACATGAAAGCTCATTGCTCTAAGAGTGTTTTTAAGTTCTACGGAAATAGTCTGCTGGCATACGTTTACCGTGCAGACTATTTTATCTAATAACTTAAAATTCATTCTACAATGGACAGAAGACAACAAGTTTTTGTAAAGTTGAAACTTAAAGCGAAGGCGTTAGGGTTCAACTCAAAGGAATTAAAGGGTATCGCCGCCAAGATTGCCGATAACCTTGAATCCCAAGAAGATGCCTCCGAAGAGGATGTAAACGCAGAGATTGACGAAAAGATCGAAGCGGTTCTCCCCTACCTCACTTTCGGCCAGTCGCAAGCCAACCGTCTGCTTGACGAATGGAAGAAAAACCACCCCGAAGCGGAACCGGACGATGAACCGAATGACAACTTTCCGGATGATACTCCGAAACCAGCTTCAAAGAAGAAACCCCAAGACAAAGAGGAAAACAAGGACGAAGAGCCTGCATGGTTCAAAGCTTACAGAGAACAACAGGATGCCCGATTTGCTGCATTGGAGGGAGAGAAGACCAGCTCCTTGCGCAAAAGCAAACTTGAAAGTCTCTTGAAAGATACAGGCACATTCGGCAACCGCACATTAAAAAGCTTCTCTAAAATGAACTTTGAGAATGACGAGGAGTTCGAACAGTTTCTATCTGAAGTCGAAGAGGATTTAAAGGCTTACAACCAGGAACGTGCCGATGCCGGCCTCTCCACATTGGGAACGCCGCCTGCGGCAGGAACAGGAAAGCCTGATAAAGAAATTGAATTATTAACGGATGCAGAAATTGACAGTATTGTCAATAACTTCTAACCGCATCAAAAAAAGTAAAGGACAATGCCAGGAACAGTAAATTTGTCAAACGAGCTTGAATCGTTTGAGACCGGAATGGATTCAGTGGTTATCCGTCGCAAAGGTGGAAGAATTATCGGTGGCCGCTCTCTGAACATGGAAGGCTTCAATGAAAAATATGTAAAAGCCGGACATATTATCATCCGCAGTACAAATGATGAATATGACTACAAGCCCATGCCCGTGTCAGATAATGCGTATTCCTCACTTCCTGAGAATTACGAATATGCTGGAATATGGGTGCGCACGACACCTGCAAGTGATGCAAGAGGAGCCATCCAATATGACGGAGAGATCAACGACAAGGCCCTGCCCTACCCTATTGACAGTATCAAAGCTGCCTTGAAGACCGCACTGCCTTCATTATATTTCATGCACGATTAAAAATAAAGGAGGAAAAATAAAATGATTGCATCACAATTTGCAGATTTATCCAAGCGTATTTTCCCGAAGTTACAGAATATCGTGGAAAAAGAGAGAGGCGAGCGCAATGGTGCAAAAAAACGCACTTACTTGCATAAGACCATGTTACGTAAAGTATATTCCGCTGACCAGAAATGGACCAGCGCATCTGTCGATACCACATACGTAAGAGCGGACACCGTTTCCATGAACTCTCCGCTTCCCATCAAGAAGCGTGATTCACTGGCCCATGCCAGCGGCACACTGCCCAAACAGGGTATCTCCCGTGTAATGGAAGAATCCGACATCAATACCATCAACATCATGAAGGCCCAGGGTGCAAAATGGACACAAATAGCATCCAAACTGACGGAAGACCCTTTGTTCTGCTCCATCGGGCTGGACGAATCCAATGAGGCGAATTTTCTGACAGCCTTATGCGAGGGGGTTGTAGCGGTTGAGGATCTGACCAATGTCGGAACAGCACTGCGTGTCAATTTCGGTTACCTGCCGAAAAACGGATTTGGTGTGACCACTCCCGGCGAGATAACCTTGGATGACATAGAACGTGTGCTCGCCGCAGCTGACGGAGACGGCAATTCCATATCAGTCATCTGTATCGCCCTGTCAACCTACAAAAAACTGCGCCAGACACAAGGAGCCAAAGAACTCGCCGCCACATACAGAGGGCAGATTTTCGACAGTGATACCTCGCTGCCCACTCCTACCTCATCATTGTTTGACGAGGCTTTCGCCGACCAATATAACGGTGTCAGATTCCTGAAGATTGACCGTTCGATCATTTATGAGAAAAACGGTGTACGCAAGGCTTACAAACCGTGGAACGCAAACCGCTTGGTTTATCTGACTACCGAAAATGTCGGCAGTTTGGTCTGGGGGACATTAGCAGAAAAGACAAGCCCGGTGGAAGGAGTGGTTTATACCACAGTTGATGAGATGAAACTTATCAGCCGTTTCAGAACCGCTAACCCTTTGGTGGAAACTACCGCTGGACAGATGCTTGCGCTTACCGTGATTGAAGGAGTAGACCAGATTTATTATCAGGATATCACCGATGCACAAACTGTTGACGCAGAAAAGGAGGCCCAAGATTCAACAGATGTGAAAGTCACCATCTGGGGAGATACCTACAAAAAAACGGAGTTCGTTCAGGAGCTTAACAAGATAACTGGTGGCAAGCTGACTGCGAAATCTGCCGATGAAAAGATCATCGCCCGTGTCAACGAACTGAACGATGAAGATGAAGCCACTTTAAAAGCCACAGTAGAATCACACAAATCTGAATAATGTATGAAAACGGTCCTGCAAGCATTGAAAGATGAAGTCCACTACAAATTAAGTAGTGGCTTCTTTGAAAACCGTTTGCTTGAAAGAAGTCTGGACGGAAATGAAATATGCACCATCGACATTCTTAAAAGCAAACCGTTCAAAGGTGCTGTGGCCGACTGTCTCATGAGCCTGATTCAGATGCCCAACTTTACAGAAGGAGATGTTTCCTTAAGTCTATCTGACAAGGATAATATACTGACGTTAGCCAACGGCATCTATAATTCAATAGGCGAAACAGAAAAAAACATTGGTGAACCGATAGTCTATATAGGAAAATAATCATGATACTTGATGATAGACCACATAAGCTGCAATATCTTATTACCGCTCCCGGTTACGAAGACAAGAACGGCGATTACCACCAGGGTGAAAGCCGATGGGAAGGTGATATCCCATGCCGGAATGTTCCGGCCGGAAAAGCTGAACAAAAGCAATTTGAGGACGGAGCAGTCCGTACCTATTCAGCCACGATACGTCTTGATGCTGAATGCCGGGAATTTACTGTTGGAGATCGTGTGAAGTTATTCCTGTCAGGAGATATCGTTAGAGAATGTGAGGTCAAAGGGTTTCATCGTTATCAACTATATGCGAAACTATGGGTATAAAAATGACGACACCTGCAAGTCGGATAGACACCCTTATCAATAAGGAAAAAGAACGTGTTGAAGTGTTAACTGTCCGCGCCCTCTCCTACCTTGGAGAATTGTGTGTGATCGAAGCAAGGAACAGACCGCAGGAGATAAGCTGGTATGACCGGTCAGGAAACTTGCGCAGTTCGATTGGCTATGCCATCATCCACAACGGAAAAATACTTGAATACTCAGATTTCACACAAGTACGACAAGGTAATGAGGGAGTCAGGAAAGGCAAAGCACTTATTGAGGAATTGTCTAAAAAATTCGCGAATGGCTACGCACTTGTTGTAGTAGCCGGAATGAACTATGCTGAATTTGTGGAAGCAATGGAAAATAAGAATGTACTTGCATCCGCCGAACTGTTTGCAAGAAAGGAACTACCGGGAATGATGAGTAAACTGAAAAAGCAACTTGCATCATGATGAAGTCTGATATTGAAATCAAAGATGATATTTACAAACACATCAAAGGTTCCCTTTTGGAAAAAGTCGTGAACGGAAAACTTTGCAAGGCATCAAAAAGACCATCCAACTCTGACAGGGAGGATATAGTCATATCAATCCTTGAAAATGGAAGCGGACAGATACAGGAAGCTTTCGTGAATGTGAACATTTATGTAAAGGACAATATCCGTAATGGCGAGGCGGAAATGAATGATGCACGCTGTAGAGAACTTTGCAAAGTCGCTATCCAAGTATTGGAAACAGGGCATGGAGAAAGCTACCGCTTCACGCTGAATAAACAAAGGGTGCTTGAAGTGAACGGAAAGAACGAGCACTTCATTAACAATAAACTATTATATTCATTCAATAACGAATAAGATCATGGAATTATCTTGGGGAAAATGTACTATCAAAATTGGAAAGCTGCAAAGCAGCGGAGAAGCTCCTTCATCTTGGATTGATATACCGACACCTGTCGAGAACTCTACAAAATTGACACCTACAAAAGGTGCGAAGAAAGAGGCCAAGATTGAAGGTGGAGAAAACGAGGCTGTCAAGTATGCGGCAAACACCTATACGTTTGAGTTTGAAATCCGGGCTGGCAAAGGCCGTAGAAAACCGGTGGAAGATACAGATGGTGTGATTACAGGTGAATACGCTGTCAAGCTCCAGCCTGAAGACAAAACTGTTGAAGGTATCATAATCGACAGAAGCGTGTTGTCCTTGGAGGATACATACGACACAGATAATGGCACCAAGTGGAAATATACCGCTGACGTATTGAAACCTAAGACCGGCAATCAGGTAAAATTCGAAGTCGTAAATTTTAATGGTGCCGGCAGCCTTCGAGTGATCATCACAGATGATGGCGGAGCCGGCATGTGGAAATTATCTACAGAAACGGACTGGCATCATAGCGGTACTTCAATTACCACAAAAGCCGGTCTTGTGACAATCATATATAAAGATATCGAAGGAAAAACACTGCCTACACAGACATCCGCTACTGTTAAAGATGGGGAAACAGTTGAAGTAAACGCGGTGTACACTTCTGCCGGATGATAATTTTCCATTCAGAGAACAGGCAAACGGAAAGACGTCCTTTACAGGTTGGAGGATAAACCTGCATCAAATTTATGATTTATGAATGACAAAGAGCGAAATATTGAGATGGATGTGGCCGACGCCATCATGGAAAGACCTGCCGGCTTTACCGTTGGCAAGCGGTCTTTCTTTATCCATCCCGTCACACTCGGCAAAATGTATCTTTTGGCCAGATTATTTGATTCCCTCGAAATAAGCAAACAAGTTGTTTCCACCAATCCTTATATGGAAGCCATAAGGATCTGCAAAACGAAACGTGATATTGTCTGCCGCATACTCTCCTACTCCACGTTCAACCGGAAGAACGATTTGTTCGACAATAGCAAGGTGGATAAGCGTACAAAATTGTTTTCCCGAACACTCTCTGAGGAGGAACTTGCTACCATACTGGTTCTCATTCTTACAAGTGATAATATGGATACCTTCCTGCGGCATTTCGGAATAGACAAAGAAAATACGGAAAGAAAACGGATAGCCAAAGTAAAAAAGGACAATAGCAGTATCTCATTCGGAGGCAACAGCACCTACGGAACAATGATAGACTTTGCCTGCCAAAGATACGGATGGACTTTTGATTATGTGGTATGGGGCATCAGCTATATCAATCTAAGGATGTTAATGGCTGATGCCATCACGACTGTATATCTGTCCTCTGACGAAATGAAACAACTCGGAATATCTGGCTCAGAAGAAATAATCGATGCCGGGAATCCAAAGAACAGGGAACGTATCAAAGCCCTGCTTGAGGAATGAATCGGAAAAACAGAACAATATTTTCATAATCGGTCAAAAAAATTACGGGGTCTATAATTTTATAACAAGAAAAATAGAACAAATGTCATGTCAATGCACATGATACCCATCAAATCGAAAAGACTATGGCTGGATTGCATTTTGATATAACTGGGGATAACTCCAACTTTTTACGCAAGCTAGAGGAAGCACGCAACGGAGTACGCAACACATCAAGACAAATTGAAGAAAGCGGGCTGAGTATTGAGAAGATATTCGGAAGACTGACCACGGCCGCAGCCACTTTCGGAATCAGTCTTGGAGCGCAGCAGCTCATCAGTGACATAGCTCGTGTACGTGGCGAGTTCCAGCAGCTTGAAGTGGCATTCCAGACAATGCTTGGAAACAAGGGACAGGCGGACACACTAATGTCCCAACTGGTACGTACCGCCGCCATCACTCCATTTAACCTTCAGGATGTAGCCAATGGTGCGAAACAACTGTTAGCCTATGGTACGGAGGCTAAAGATGTGAATGATACGCTTGTCCGGCTTGGGGATATCGCGGCAGGACTATCCATCCCTTTGAACGATCTGGTCTGGCTGTATGGTACCACCATGACACAAGGAAGGCTCTTCACACAGGACCTACGTCAGTTTATGGGACGTGGAATTCCATTGGCCGATGAACTTGCCAAACAATTCGGAGTAACCAAAGACAAGGTAAGCGAACTTGTGACAGCAGGAAAAGTAGGATTCCCCGAAGTGCAGAAGGCCATTGAATCCATGACCAATGAAGGCTGCAAATTCGGCGGTCTGATGGAAGCACAATCCAAAACCATTACCGGACAAATAAGCAATATCGAAGATGCAATTGACACCATGTTCAATAAAATCGGAAAACAAAACGAGGGTGTCATCAACAAGACCTTGTCCGGCATGTCTTATCTGGTGGAGAACTATGAGAAGGTAGGTCGGTTATTGACCGGACTTGTTGCTACATACGGTTCATACAGGGTTGCAGTCATGGTCGTAACAGCCATTCAGTCGCTTCAAACCTCCGGCATAGCGGCCCTGACTGTAGCGGAACGTGCCCACTACGGATGGCTGGTCTTGCAGACAACAGCACAAAAAGCGTTGAACGCTGTCATGCTTACTAATCCGTATGTGTTATTGGCAACGGCAGTTGTAGGGCTTGGAGCTGCCATGTGGGCATTATCCGACAGCACAACATCTGCTGAACGTGCTTTGGACTCGTACAACAAGAAAATAGAAAAACTCGACACGGACGAAGAAGATCGGAAACGTACTTTGGAAGGTCTTGTTAGCACCATTAATAGCGAGGTGGAAGCCGAGACCACTAAACTTAAAGCCTTAAAAGACATTGAGAAACTATATCCTGTACTCTTTAAGAAGTATGTCGATGAGAAAGGTCATATACATGACTTGACTGGGTTTTGGAAGGCATATAATGAAGAGGTTTCAAAATCCAGAACACAGTCAAAACAGGCTATAGTCGAATCTTTGGAACAACAAATAAAAAGTGCAGAATGGGCTTATAATCTGGCAAGGAAAGAGAACAACCGTTCCGAAATGAAGGTTCAGGCACAGCGTATCGAAGACCTGAAGAATGAATTGGCAAACGCAAGAAAAGATGTCTTGTCAGAAATCAATACCCAATTGGAAGTTGAGAACAGACAGGAAACACAAGAAACTACATATCAAGAGGATTTGGCAAATGCTAAAGTCGAATGGGAGAAAGCGAAAAAAGGGTACGAGGCCTTAATCAAAGATCAGACGGCTACATCGAAACAGGTGAAAGAAGCCAAAGATAAGATGGAGGCATCCGAAAAGACATACAAGGAGCTGGGCGGAGTAACCGGAAGCGCACTGACCAGACAGGAAAATCTAGCAAAAAAGCAAAAAGAAAATCAGGAAAAGCTGGACGGGCAACTTCTTTCACTTCACCGTCAGAACCAACAGGATGAAATCAACCTGATGAGAGAAGGCACGGAAAAGAAGTTGAAACAGATTGACCTTGATTATCAGAAACAGATTGATGCGATAAGAAAACAGGAGGAAGAATGGAGCAAAGCCGGTAACGGTAAGCTGACCGACAAGCAGGCACAGAAAATTTCAGAAGCTTATACCAATGCCGAAAGTATGAGAGATAAAGATATTTCCGATGTAACTGAAGGACAGCTGAAAGCCGAACAACAGGCTTTGAACGACTACTTGAAAGAATATGGCACGTTCCAGCAGCAGAAATTGGCTATCGCCCAAGAGTATGCGGAAAAAATAAGGAAAGCACAGGAAGAAAACGGTGTTAATAGTGCACAAGTAAAGTTACTGGAGAAACAACGTGATGTTGCCATACAGAACAAGGAAACAGAAGCCATAAAAGCCAATATAGATTGGGTTACTGTGTTCGGTGAGTTTGGTTCCATGTTTTCCGACATGATAAAGCCCGCCTTGGACGAAGCGAAAAAATATGTACGGACTGACAAGTTCAAGAACTCCGATCTATAATCCGCAAATCGAAATGTTCGCGCGTTTCAAAATGAAAAGTTCATTTCACAAAACGAAGCGTATAATTTAAAGCACTCTTTATTCCATTTGAACTGGTCAATTCTAAGCTAAAAATAACAGAAAAATAACTTGCAAATATCAACAAAAATCACTATCTTTACATAGTTAAATTGAGGTCGTTTACCCTCAAATCAGTTCAGTTTTGTATTCCCCTACCCTATCAATATTCTAAAAAAATTCGGCCGGCTTCGCCGGTATTTGAATACCTTTTAAATGGAATTCGGAAACCATCCGAATCCCGTTCTTTCGTTTTAGTCGCTTCGCTCCACGCTTTGGCGCTTTGCGCTTACGCCACCTCGCGTATCGCCTTGTACGCTGCCACGCTTTGCGCCCGGACGATTTTGCCGCGGAAGGCCAGACGAGAGCCGACATGCGCATACGTGCTCGAAGCATCGCTGCTCGCATACGCATTCGACACACCGCCATAGGCGCTCGCATTGACGCACCCGCGATAGACCACACGGACCGTAGCGGTGCTTATCCAGTACATGTCGGTATAGTAAGTAGAAGATGATCCGTTCAGATTACCTACCGGAATCATGTCCATATACTTGCCGTGCGCCACGCCTGTAATCCACTGACCGCTGTCCTTCTTGCCCTGTACCATACGGATACTGCCGTCAGGCATCCAGATGCGCCATTTGCCCACGTTACCGCTGTCGTTCGGCAGATCCACGCCGTCCATCATGTCATACTTGTTGCCGTAGATGTCCTCATAGCCCAGGCAGCAGATATTGTTCACCTGCACCACAGTCGCCTGTCCGTATTCGTCCCGACTCTTATACCAGGCATACTGGTGCACCAGGCCGTCAATCAGCGAATTCGTGATTTTGTTGTTAATGACATACGCTTCATCGTAGCCGATGGTGTCTGTCATCCCGTGTTCGGCCGTTCCGCCTGTTGTGCGGTTATTGTTATGCTGACCGGCACCGCATTGTTCCTGCATATCCCTGCGCCCGTACTTTGCATAGCTCAGGTTCGCGATGCGGCTGTGCATCAGCGCATCTATCTGCTGCATACCCCGCTGCTGGCTGTAGTAGTGGAAGTCCGTCCAGGTCATACTTGCCGTGGTCGAAGCTCCGGTGATGCAGGCACGCAGTTTACTGCCCACCACCGAACTGCCCACAACGGCACACAGATGCTCCTCATTGGCCACCCAATCCGGTTCCATGTCCTCTATCTTGTCGCTGTGGCTCAGTACCACGCAGTCAAACTCTGCCGTGTTCAGAATGGAGAAATGCAGGGCTGTAGCACGTTCCGGAACGTCTGCTATCAGATACATGCCGGCTTCAAATTTCAAGCCGATGGTCGGCACCACAATACTCTTCAGGATGTTTCCCTCCACATCAGCAAACACACTGCCGATAAGCCCTGTTCCTGGAACGCTCGGGAAGCGGACACGTCTGTAACCCGACACGTCCACTTTGCACACGGAATAAGCCTTGTCCGTCGTATAGGATTCCATCAGCGTGGGCTTGCCGCTCATGATCTTGCGTTCACCCAGCCAGCCGCCCTGTGTCTCCTTGATGGCATCCAGTGTCAGTACCGTCGCCTCAGGCACCGGGGGCATTTCGTCCTCCGGATAACTGCTGTAGCAGGCGTACTTCTTGTTGTTCAAATAATCGTTGATGCCTTTGCTCCAGTAAAACGGCTCATACATCATCCAGTCTCCCTCGCTGCCGTCCAGCTTCGCCACCGTACAGTCGTTCATATCCTCCGCATCGGCATAGAAGTTCGAGCTTTCGTCATGCAGGGGGAAATAGGTCATCTCCCCGTCCGGGTTGTTCACTTCCACCTGCTGCCCGGCTATCTCCACCTTCCGGCTCGTGGGCATCTTCGTCACCTTGGCCAATACGCGGTGGCGCTTGGACAGGATGGCATTCACATGCCCGCTCATTTTGTACGTATTGCCGAATTTGTACCCCGTCTTGTTGTCCAGGTTCGAAACATTGGCATCGTCGGCCACGCTGTCGTCAAACTCGATCATCGTATAGGGCGGCTGCTTGATGGTCAGTTCCGGATAACGGGCGGCATACTTCTCCAGTTCCTCATCGGCCAGATACTTCGTCAGGGTCAGCTTGCCCCTCAGTCCCGAATGCCGGTCATCCACGGCACCCGTCTGTGTATACGTTCCGTAGTCGTAATACTTCTTCAGCAGGGTTCCGTCGTCTTCCCGGTCTATCTCCAGCACGAAGCGCTCCAGCTTGCCGCTGCCGTTCAGTCTGGCCTGGTGCAGGCGTTCCAGCATAGCGAACCCGTCGATGCCGGGGCAGTTGGTGTAGCGGTAGCCCCGCACATTATTGATCCCTTCCAGTATCAGGCCACTATCGGACAGCTTGGTCAGATATTCCAGGAACAGTTCCTCAATCGTGTCCGGCAGGCATAACTGCACAACGGGCGCACCGGTGGCCAGTTTCACACGGGTCAGCCCCGTACCCCTCACGTCCAGTTTCTTCAGGCGGCCCTGCCAGCTCAAGTCCAAAGTGGCCACATTCCCGTTGTCCCCGTTCCGGGCCAGCCGGTTGTTCCGCATGTTCACTTCTTCCAGAAGCAGCATACCATTGGTCGAAGCCATGAACGAGCCGTTCCGGTAACCGCTGGCTTTCTCCACGCTCATGTCGAGTTTTACCAGTGAGGTCAGCAGACCGAAGTTGAAGCCGATTGCGAACGCATCCTCGTGCCATACCAGCTCCTTGATTTTGGCTGCACCGATAATCTTCAGCGGGTCGTTCTCACCGAAGGCACGGGTCAGCTGCAGGGAATGGAGCACGTCCGCATCCACCACGCCGCTGTCGGCCTGCACGCCGTTGCTGGTGGAGAGCTGCACACGGTACGGGATGGTCAGCCGGTACTGCATCGGTTTCAGTTTATAAGCCTTGTCCAGCGATGCCGTACTCTGGTAGAACTGGGCACCCAGCGTGGATACATAGCCGTACTCCACCTGCTTCAGGTCATACCGGCGTTGGATGAAGTAGTTCCGGTGTGCTTTCAACGAACCCTTCAGACCGTAGATTTGCGGATAGGTCTGTTTGGCACCGTCAGCACCCACCGGCATTTCGTTCAGGAACGGGTAGATGTATTTGAAGATGCCGGACTTGTTATAGAGGCGTGAGCACCACTTCTTCATCTGTTCGGTATCGAAATGGTCAATGGCTTTCTGGATACTGAAGGCACTCATGAAGCTTGCGCCCCCGTTCCATCCGCTCACCATAATCTCCACAATCATGTCCCAGCAATTGGCCACGATGAGGTTCCACAGCCACGAGTTATGACCCTGCATCACATAAGCCCCGTCGCGCTTCGTCTGGCGGTTGTCGTCATACTTCCCGGTCAGGAACGACTTGTTGTCAGAACCGAGCTGGCAGTCGCCGTCATAATAGTCAATCGACCATTTCACACCGTCCCATGTGCGGATAAGCATGTTCTTCGCAAGCTGGTCCACGCCGAGGTTGAACTGCACGTACAGATAGTAGGCAATCAGGTGGGGAAGGTCGAAATACTTCCCGGCCTCTTTCCTGAACGTATCGCTCTGCCACTTGGCGGTAGGGAACTTGTCGCCGTCGTCCTCATAGTCCACCCCCTCGAACGAATGGGATTCCGTGCTGTAAACCATGTTCCTGCCCGCAGGCGTTTCCTTTACGCACCGGTAGACGAAACTCATCATGCGGTCGGTGGCCTTGTACATCTTGTCGTACTTGTCACCGGTACCGAGGTGGTCTTTCAGGTTCGATTCTTCCTCCGCGTCACCGCCTCCGTCCGACCAGAAGGTATCTTTCGGATGATTAAATTCCAGTCCTCCGTCAAAGTTGTAGTCCATGAAATCCTTATGCTCCGGTTCGGTACTCGGCAACCAGTGGAACAGGCACAGCGGATTGGAGTTGTTCAGCGTCTCGAAGCAGACGGGCAGGTACTGCTTGTGTCCTTCCTCGTCGGCTTCCAGGTAGTTCAGCGTGTCGCCCTCGCCCCATTTCTCGCCGCCGATGGTCTCATCCTGCCCGAAGATGGGGTAGCTGTCGCTCTTCTCGTTGTTCATGTTGTACTGGCCGTAATAGGTCAGGTCTTCGTCGGCACTCTTCGCTACGAACAGGTCGCACGGCAGGCCGTCGATGGCCGAACGGTAATCATCCTCCAGCCCATGGTCTTTGGCGTAACGCTGGGCAGGCGTAAGCAGCCCCATCTCTTTCAGTCCGTCATTGATAAGCTTCGCACCTCCGGTATTGGTGGTCATGGACGAGTCCGAGAAGTCGCATTTGGAACATGCCAGCTTCGCGCCTACCGAGTTCCTGCGTAACTTGAAGAGATTTTTTTTGCCGGTAGTTACCACCGGATTCTTCTGCCTGCCGTTTCCGTCAATCTCCCCGTAGCTCAATGTAACCGTCCAGCCGCTTGCCGTCTTCTGGAAGTAGAAACGGAAGTTCTTTCTGGCATAGTTCACGGAAGAAGTACCCTGAATACGGACATATACGTTGGTAAGGATAAAGTCAAGCGTCCTGTCCTCTCCGTTATAGAAACGGACCTCCCTTACCAGTTTATTGGCCTTCTTGTCGTTCAGCTGGGCCAGTGCATCCACCACGTTCAGCGTGTCGCTCTCGCTCGGAACCTCACTGCCCACGCTGCCCGTGCCTATCAGTACCAGGATCGAGTTCCGGCGCTTCTTCATCAGCCCCATCAGCTTCTCCATGCTCACCGTATCTCCTTCATTCAGCACGCGGTTGTCCTCATCCAGTGAGCGCACGCCCGGTTCCCCGTCGGCATCCTCCAGGTGGTTGCGGTCCACGATGTAGTTGTTCAGCACCTCGTCCGAGGTCAGCGCCTTGTTATAGATACGCACGCTCTTCACGTTCAAGTCGGCACCTGCCGACTTAAATTCCAACTGGCTCTGAATGTCAAAATTCACCTTGTCGAGCCACTTGGAAGCAGCCGACTCTTCACCGTTCACATAGAAACCGATCAGCGTGCGCTGTTCGTTGGTCTGCACGTTCGGATAGAACACGTAGGTAATGCGGATATTCGTACCCGGCTGGAACTTGGTACCCACCGAGTCTTCATAGCGCAGCACCTGTCCGGCATCCATCGCCTCGGTCACCACACCGGTCAGGAACTTGGCCTCTTCCGGAGTCACAATCAGCCCGTACCGGTTGCCGTTGTCCAGCTGCCCCAGGCAGGTGATCAGCTCGGCATCCGTATCCGTCACGTTGGCCGTGCTGTATTCTATCTCCAGCGTCATGCCCACGTCACGGATGGCAAATCCCTCGGGCTTGTCCGCCTCGTTGAAGGGGCGGTAACCGCCGTCAGCGGTCAGGGTCATACCTGCACCACCGGCCAGCAGCAGGCGGTCCTTGTGCCAGCCGCTACCGGCACCATATTCGTTCACGCTCCACAGCACGTCCCGGAACTCCATACGCTTGTCACCGCTCACCCAGCTTGCCGGGTTGTTTTCCGTGTTGCTTCGCCCGAAGGCGTCAAACGTACACACGGCATCCGGTGCCAGCGTGGCTTCAATGTCCGGGTGCGATGTGGTGTTCACCTGCACCTCAAGCACGGCATCGCCGCATGACACACGGTAGTCCAACGGTTCCACGTTCACGTTCGTCCGTCCGTAGCTGCCGGTCTCACCGCGTTGCAGCAGGTCTTCCTTCACCACGCTGCCCCGGTCGGTCACTTTCACACGGGCCGTATACGCATCGCGGTCATAGCCGGCATACGTGAAGTTCCATGCCGTGAACTGCTCTGCCTCCAGCACCGGGTGTTTCCAGTCACGCTGGAACCCCGCTGCCCGGTGGCTGAACATCAGGCCGGCATACGCTGTCACACCTCCGCCTGCCTTCAGCAGCGTAATGTAATGCACCCGGCTCACCACACCGGAGTTCTCATGCTGCGCGTAGGCTTCCACCACGTTCGTACCCTCCTGCATCTGTGTCAGGGGGATGGTCACGTTCTTCTGCTGCACACCGCTGCCGGCCGAAAGACCGAGGGTAAAGGCCTGTCCGCCGTTCACGCGGTAGTAGATGTTCTTCTCACCGCTCGTGCCCTTGGCAGTAAAGGGGATGTTCACGTCATTTTTATATCCCCCGTCGGCCAGCCCGTTGCCCGCCGAGTAGGTGGTCTCCAGCTCCATGGCCACCATGGTCACCTTGGCCGTGGCCGTCTTCATCAGCGTGCCGTCCTGGTAAGTTGCCTGCGCTTCCACCTGTACGGTATAGGCAGTGGCATCCTTCAGGTAGGGCGAAGCGTCAAAGGTATAGCTCTGTCCGGCTGTAACGCCCACAAACTCCGCATCCCGGAACTCACTGATGACGGTCGAACCGCGTTTCACGATCACGCGGGCTTTCAGGTCGCTGTAGCCGTCCACCGTACCGCCACCGGCAGTGCCCACACCTACGGAGTATTTCACCACAAAGCCGCTGCCCAGTGCCAGATACTGCGAGGCGGGAAGTCCCGCACCGCCGCTGTCCGTCAGGTCGATGTTCACCACCACCTTGTCATCGTCCGTGTACTTGGAAAAGCGCACTTCCTTCGAGCTCTCGCCGCCCTGGTTGTCCTTCTGCTTGACGGTCATCACGTACTGGGTGCCGTCCTCGCTGTCCTGCACATCCACGTCCGTCACCGTACCCACCATCGCATCGAACACCGTTCCGGATGTAGGAGGTTTCGTCTCGCCGCTCACCAGTTCCTCGGTAGGGGTACGGTTTGACAGTTCCTTCTTCAGGAACGCTTCGATGTCATCGCCTGCATAGGCATGATAGGTGCCGTCCGGCTGTTTCTGATTCCATGGTGTTTCAAGATTCATCGGATGTTCAGTCGCGTTGATGATTCCGCTTATTTTCCTTTTTGCCATAATACTGTCCTTTTATAATAATCATTCATTTATCAGTTTTACTGCTACCGTTCCATGCGTCCGATCCGTTCCACGGCTCGTCGCCTTTCCAGTATCCAAGTCCGAAACAGCTGCTTATCGCAGACCACACCAGTCTTGCCCCGGCATAGACTGCCGACAGGGCACGTTTCCCCACATACGCAGCCGTTATTTCCTTACCGCCTATGGTTATCATCGTCAATCCTCCTCATAAATCAGATACAGCGTATTCGCATCCTTGTCCTGCAGCGCCTCGTAAGCTTCCCCGCTCATCACCTCATGCCGGTAGGCCAGCAGTCTCAGGCTGCCGCCTGTTCCGGTATATACGGCATCACCCAGCAGGTAGAGCTTGTCCGGCAGGATGGCTGTCCGGTCCGCATTCATGAATATGCCGGCAGGAGGCACACCCGCCACATCCCAGTCCCCGTACAGGGTGGAGTCCATGTGGTAGGCGAACTTCCCGGCATCCGCTACATACACTACGCTGCCGCCCGGTTTGGTACTCTTGTCAGGTAAAACGTTGCCTGTTTCCATCCATGAGGAAAAGCGTGCGGTAGCCCCGCCGATGGCTGCTGCCGTAGTCTGTTCCACCTTGGCAGCGGCGTTTTCTGCCTTGGCTGCCGCTTCGTTGGCCTTGGTGGCCGCTTCCGTGGCGGCCTGGGTCTTTTCCTCCAGTCCGGCTACGGCTCCTTCCGCTTTCTTGGCGGCAGCCTCGGCACGGGCGGCGGCATCGCTCGCAGGCTTCCCTATCAGTTCCAGGGGGACGTTCACCATCTTGCCGTCCTTCTCCCCGGGCAGTGATTTCACACCGCTCAGCGAGGTGACGGTCTCCAAGTCCTCCACGCCGGTAGAACTCTGGAGTACACGGTCCAGCACTTCCTGAACCAGTTCTTCTTGTGTCATTTCTGCCATACTCATTCGTTTTTATCGGTTTCTGACCCGCCCAGGATTTCGTTCAGGGCATCTATCACATTGGGAAGACAATAGCGTTCCACCGCCATGTGTATCATCCCGGTTTCCTCATCGCTGAACTCGGTCTCGCCGGTACTCTCGAAAATCTTGAACGCAAGCCGATGGGCCTTGATGCCACTGACACGCGTATACAGCAAATCGGCTATCTGCTCACGTGCATCGAAAACCTCCCTCGTCTGACGGGTTATTCCGGTGGGAACGCTGAAATTCCTGAAATCTAACTTTTTCATATATATCTGTTTTTTAGGATGAATGATTCAATATCTGGTAACGGAATCCGTCCGCTTTTGTAATAAGTACCGTTACGGAGTCCCCGGATGCCATCTCGTAGTTTTGCAAATCTTCATTGTGGTTATAGATACCTTTTAGTATGATATTCTTTGAACCGGGTCTGACCCTGAACGTGACAATGGCTGCAAAATCGGTAGGCAAGTAACTCATGCCGAACTTGTATGCCACAGAACTTTCCGACGGCAGCGTAACCTCTACCTTACTGTAGTTGGGTTCATTGTAATACATCAAAATGATATTGTGTTGTGAGAAATCCACCGTGTAGTTTCCACTTCCGAAGGTAAGCAGCTTGGCTTTCGTATTGATAAACGCCGGGGCAAGTAATGCCGCATTGCTGCTGATACCGTAGTTCTTCGTACCGCCGGTAACATCTATAAACAATCCATAGTTCGCTTGGTCGAAGCCGTAATTCCCGTATATATTGGGGACTGAGTTCACGATACGACCGACAGCGGTAAAAGCTCCTCCTGCAGAAGACGGTATCACATCATCACCGAACATCACATATCCTTTGCTGCCGCCGACACGGAAAAAATCATCATAAATGGCAAGACCGCCACCGCTCCCGTGAGAGTCGGCCACAGAACCGATACGGCCGTTCCCTATCTCAAAGCCGCCGATTTTCCCTTTGCTGCTGTCTATCTCTCCGGTAAACTTACCGTTGGTCGTTTCAATGCTGCCGTCTTCCAGTATCTTGAAGTTGCCGTTGGCCGTTACCAGTCCCTCCAGCTGTATATGGTCGGCTGTCAGCTTGATTTTGCTCACGGTATTTCCGTACTCGTCCTCTTCCTCCACGCTCACCCCGATAAGGGCAATCTTTCCTGTATTGTCCTGCGCATACAGACCGGAACCTTCAGGCTTTATGACAAGCCCGGTCTCTTTCAGCGCATTACCGTCCTTGTCGAAGACCGCCGCTGAAATCTTTACCAGCCGGTCGCTCTGTTCGAACAGTGTACGGTACTTATAGGCCAGTGCGTCCGCCTTGTTGGTGCTGAACACCAGCAGCGAAATGTAAATCACGCCCGTAAACGACAGCTTGAAGTCGCCAGTGCCGTTCCAAAGTCCGTCCAACGTGAACATCTTCTCACCGCCAACGGGCAGGTCCTCTTCATGGCCGAACATGTTGAAGTTCTCAAACCCGGTCTTATCAGCGTTCACAAATTCTATTTTCAACCTTCCGGCCTTGATAACCCGGTAGCTGAACGACAGATACACCACGCCGGGCACCCGTTCGCCCTGGCTGTTCGTCTGCCGGTACTCCGGTACCAGCCGGAAGTCCTCCAG